CGTCTGTGCCATTGCTGGCGACATCAGCGACAAGGAAATCATCTGCGATTTCCCAATGTAAAACCACGGGGGCGGGGCAACTCGCCCCCTTTTTCTATGCAATCGGGAGGATTGATATGAGCGAAAAAGGCATCTTTTTTGAGAGGGAACTGAACGGCGAAAAAAGAGATTTTTGCCGGATTGAAATTCAAGGCGTCAGGGATGTGTGGGAAGGCCCAGCCCGTCCTGACGATCTGCGACGATTTCCAGACGAATGGAAGGCTTATAAGGGCAAAAAGAAAAAGCCCCGCCGCAAAGGCACAGCCCTAGCAGAACTGCCAGGGATGACAGAGCCACGCCGGACGGAACTTGAACTGCATGACATTGAAACGATTGAAGCACTAGCCGCAGTAGAAGAAGCAACGCTGCGCGGCATTGGTGAGCCATATGTCGAGTTAGCCAAGATCGCCAAGCTGCAAGTCGAAGCGACAAAGAAAAAAGATGACCTAGTGGTCGAGGTGGCTGTAGCGGCCCAGACCTTGGCAGAAGAGGTAAAACATGAGCCTGCTGACGATAGCGCAGAACGTAGCTGACTTTACCGGGTTTGAACGTCCAACAACCGTTGTTGGCAATACAGACCCGATTGCACGGCAGTTGCTCGCCTTTATCAACCGTGAGGGCAAGCAGCTGATGCGGTCAAACAACTGGCCCATTCTGCTGAAGGAACACACTTTCAGCACGGCCAATGGCACGCAAAGTTACGATCTGCCGACTGATTATGATCGGTCTGTTGGCTCAACAATGTACAACCGCACCGACCTAGATCAGATGGTCGGGCCTATCACGCCGCAGCAATTCCAAAAAGATCGCTACGGCACAGCATCGGCTGGTATCACACAAAAGTTCCGTTTTAAGCCAAGCAGCAATGCGCTCAAGTTCGATGTCACGCCAACACCGACATCAACAGAAACCATCGGGTATGAGTATGTCAGCGGCCACTGGTGCCAATCAGCAAGCGGCACATCACAGGCAACAATGGCTGCTGATACCGATATTGGCATTCTTGATGAAACGCTGATTGAAATGGGCGTCACTTGGCGGTTCAAGCAGAACCACGGGCTGACCTATGATGAGGATTTCAGGCAGTACCAGCTAGAACTGCGCCAATCCATCAGCCGCGCAGGCGGTGCGCCGGTCATCAGCCTAGATGACGCCAGACGGCTGCTTGTCAGCCCATACAGCTACAATCTGCCAGATAGCGGATATGGCGCTGTCTGATGCTGCAAGCACTGCCAACATCTAAGGGCTACCGCGTCAAGGCGGTCAGCGTGCCAGCCCCTGTGGGCGGTCTGAACAGCCGTGACAGTATTGATGCGATGTCACCGACAGACGCGCTGATCATGTCCAACTTTTTCCCGACTGTGGAGAAAGTGACCCTGCGCGACGGCTACACCAGTTTTTGTACAGGGATTGGCAGCGGGAATGTTGAAACACTGGTTGAGCATAATGCTGGCGCGAACCGCCAGCTTTTGGCAATCGGCAGCAACGGCACGCTTTACCAGATTGATACGGGGTCAGCCGTCAGCAAAAAGACCGGCCTTGCCAACGGCAGGGCAGAAAGCATTGAATTCAACAACAACACCATCTTTGTGCCGTCCGGGGCAAACGTGCCTTTTAGCTGGGACGGGTCAAGCGCCAGCGATCTGTCGATCACGCTGTCTGATAGCGTCAACGCGAACACTCTGACGGGCGTACACGCGCACAAAAACCGGGTTTATTATTGGACGGGCGACAGCCAAAACTTTTACTACAGCGCCACCGTTGACACATTTCAGGGCAATTTCACAAAGTTCCCTGTGGGCCTTGTCGGCACATTTGGCGGTAACATTATCATGATCAACACCCTGACCATCGATGGTGGTGAGGGCGTTGATGATCTGCTTTGCATCGTGATGACATCCGGTGAGGTGCTGCTTTATTCAGGCAGCAACCCCAGCAGCGATTTCGCCCTTGTTGGTACATTCCGCATTGCAGAGCCAATCAACGAAAAACGCGCCATCGCCAAGCTGGGCGGCGATGTCATCGTGATGACCAAAGAGGGCTATCTGCCTTTAAGCCAAGTGGTGCGGCAAGACATCGTTGGCAACAAGGCAGCAGCCATTTCAGAGAAAATACGCGGCACGGTCATCAGCCAAGTCGCGGCAACCGGCACAACCACCGGCTGGCAGATATTTGTCAGCCCAGATGGCGACAAGGTGATTTTTAACTACCCGACTGGTGACGTTGATCCATTCAACCAGCATGTGTTCAACCCGATCATTAGAGCGTGGTGCATATTCGAAAACATGCCAGCCCATGTCTGGGGGCAGTTCAACGGCGATACATATTTTGGCAGCGCGTCAGGCGTGGTTTTCAAGGTGGGTGGTGATGCAGATGATGGCTCAGACATTACTGGTGATTTGGCTACCGCTTACAACTATTTTGGCGACAGGGGCGCCGTAAAACGCTTTAGCAGCGTGCAGCCCATACTGGATGGGGAAACAACGATTGATTTCTCGTTTGGTGTGGGCGTCGATCTAGGATCGCCACGCGCCATTGATGTCACGCAAGTCAGTTTTGCATCTAACCTAGCGGCTTGGGATACCGCGACTTGGGATGACTTTTTCTGGGCTGACACGACTGGCGCTGGCGTCACCAAGCGGCGCAAAGCGGTCAATCGGCTTGGCTACTCCAGTGCATTGCGGATTCAGGTCGCAACCAGCACCCAAACAATCAGCTTTATTAGCGCTCATTACACCTTTGCACCAGGAGGGCCAATCTAATGCCTTTTTCCGGCGGCACCTTTTCGCGGACGTTTGACTGCACGACAGATCGTGACAATGGCGTCAAAATCCTTGCATCCAAGTTTGACACAGAACTGGACGGCTTTGCGACTGGTCTGACCACGACCATTTTGAAGGACGGCACGCAGACATGCACGGCTGCGATCCCGTTTGCTCAAGGCATTACCCTGCCTGACAACAAGACCATCACGCTCGGCACAAACAGTGACATCACAATCCAATATGATGAAACGACAAATGACAGCCTAGAGATTGCAGCCAATGTAGAAGGCGCAGCGCTTGGCATCGTGCTGAAAGCCGACCAAGGCGATGACAACGCAGACCAGCACAAGGTAAACATTGCTGACGGCGGCGTGCTGACACTTGGCAGCAAGATCAGCGGCAGCTTTGTCAGTTATCTCACACATACGCCCAATGCCACAGTCGCAGACAGTACAACGGCTGTTGCAGGCAATCTGACTGTCGGTGGCGATCTAACGCTTGGGTCAGGCGCTGTTATCAGCGAGGCTGAACTAGAGGCCATTGACGGCGTAACCGCAGGCACTGTGACGGCATCCAAGGCCGTCATTGTGGACAGCAACAAGGACATTGCCAGTTTCCGCAACGTGACGCTGACCGGCGAGTTGGATGCTGGGTCACTGGACATCAGCGGCGATGCTGACATTGATGGCACGCTTGAAGCTGACGCCATGACGCTCAACGGCACGGCGATTACAGCGACAGCCACGTTAGACACAGGCATATCTAACAACAATGTGCCAAAGTTTACTAGCGGCGTGGCAGATGACGATTTCTTGCGCGTGGCTGGCACATCTATTGAAGGCCGGTCTGCATCAGAAGTTCTGTCTGACATAGCTGCGCTGCCACTAGCTGGCGGCTCAATGACCGGCGCAGTCACAATTACCACTGCCGACAACACTACACAACTTACACTTACATCTACTGATGCAGATGCTTCAGAAGGGCCACGCCTAGATTTGCATAGGAACAGTGCCAGCCCTGCTGACAATGACAGCATCGGAGCAATACGCGGTCTTGCTGAAAACGATGCGTCTGAAAACATTATTTACACAGAAATCCAAAGCAAAATTATTGATGTCACAGATGGCACAGAAGACGGTGAAATCAATCTTCAAGTCCGTCGTAATGGCACATTGCGTGATGCGTTTATAGTTGGTTCTGGCAGCGTGATTGCCAATGAAGGTGGTGAAGATATTGATTTCCGCATAGAAGGTGACAATGAAACACACGCCTTTTTCTTGCAAGGTAGCTCTGGGTTTATTGGCGTCAATGAAAGCAGCCCTCAAAATCAACTGCACATTACAACTAGCGATTTCAAAGCGTTGCAGCTTGAAGGCCCACGGCCAACAGCCTTTTTCAAAGAGACTGATGGCAACGCTAACGAAAACTATCAAATTCGTTTAAACGGCGGCAGCCTACAGTTCCAATCGCAAAACGACGCGCAGTCCAGTGCGGTGGATAGAATGATCATCGACAGCAGCGGCCGCGTGGGAATCGGGACTAGCAGCCCATCTGGAATTTTGCATACCGCTGGTTCGGGCGACCAGACTGTAACGCTTCAAGCTGGCGGCGAAAGCAAGTTAGAGATGAAAATCGATGGCAACACAGATGGTTGCTCAATACGTTTTTCAGATAGTGACGCATCAAGTCAGGGACAAATTCGTTACCAACATTCCAGTGACGCTTTGTTGTTTAATACCAGCGGCAGCCAAAGAATGAGTTTAGACTCTGGTGCTTTAGGTGTTGGTGTTGATGCTGCATCAGCTAGCGGTAGAATCCATGTGTCAGAGCCTAACAATCGACACGCTGGGTTTATTCACAACACTAACGCAAGCATGAGTAACCCTACCCTGCAAGTTTCAACATCACGAAACACAACCAATCAAAGTTATAATCATTTCCGCTGCTCAATTCACGGCGTTGCTAACAAGATGGCGGTCATGGATAGCGGAGATGTTTTAAACTCAAACAATAGTTATGGACAACTTTCAGATCAACGGATGAAAGAAAACATCGTTGATGCAGCCAGTCAGTGGGATGACATTAAGGCATTACAAGTTCGCAAGTTCAATTTTATAGGCAGTGGACTAACTCAAATTGGTGTGGTCGCCCAAGAATTAGAAACTGCTGGTATGGACGGGTTAATTAGTGAAGCTGAATGGTTTGATGTTGATGCTAACCCTGACAACGAAGTTCGTAAGTCAGTCAAATACAGTGTGTTGTACATGAAGGCTATCAAAGCCTTGCAGGAAGCCATGACCCGCATTGAAACCCTTGAAACCAAGGTCGCAGCACTGGAGGCCGGATCGTGAGCAAGCCTACCGCATCATCGGTCAAGGCCGAGCTGGACACGCTGACAGCCGTGAGCCACGAGCGTTTTATTGAATTACTCAGCCGGGTCAAGCGCCTCGAGGCAATCATGGTCGGGTCCGCTGGCACCACAATCGTTTTACTGATCGGAATTATTGTAAGTCAGTGATTACCGTCTTTGTGCTGATGGTGTACATCGGCCTTGGCGAGAACGAAAAACTGCATTCAGACAAAATGATTTTCCGCAGCCTAGTGGACTGCCAGTGGTACGCCGCACGCATCGTCAAGGTGTATGGCAACTATGGCTATACCCGCGCTGGCACGCAGAAGATCACCGCTTATTGTTTGCCAAAAGAACAACGGGAGGGTTCAGGCGAAAGGCTGTATTGATGGAAATAGTCACGCTTATGGCAACCGCCACTGCCTCCTATAATGCAGTGAAACGCGCCATTTCTGCCGGTCAAGAACTCGAATCAATGATCGGCAGTTTGTCCAAGTGGATGTCGTGCCTGTCAGATATTGACCAAGCAGAGCGTGAAGCCAAAAACCCGCCGATTTTCAAAAAGCTGTTTGCCGCAAAGACCGTTGAGCAAGAAGCCTTAGAAATTTTCGCTGCCAAACAGAAGGCCAAGCAACAGCGGGATGAATTGCGTCAGTATATCGGCCTGACAATGGGCATGTCGAAATGGAATGAACTGATTGCCACTGAAGCAAAAATAAGAAAACAACGGCAGCAAACTCTCTATGCCCAGCGTGAGCGCAGGCAAAAGTTTATAGAAATCGCCGCTTGGACTGCTTTGGTCGGTGTGGGGATTGCAGTCCTAACAGCATTTGTTTTGTTATTAAAGGCACACACAGCGCGAGCCAGCGACTGGGCTAATGATCTGACAACGTGCCGCCTGGTCAAGTGCATGAAGATCGACAAGACCCAAGAGGCTTGCGTATATCGAGGTTCGCACAATGTACAAGAAACCCTGTTCTTCTCGCTGAACCCGCGCGAATGGAAGCCACGCGAGTACCTTTGTCAGTGGCAGCCTGATCAACCGCCGCCGCCAAACGTCTTTGACGTTCTTGAAGCAATAAAGGACAGCCAGAATTGAACCGCATCATTTTTGGTGCAGACGATTATCTAAAATCATGGGCGGCAGAGCGTATCGGCATAGACCAGTTTGGTCCTAGCGTGGCGATAGGCGTGCAGCGTGATGATCAGATCATCTGCGCTGCTATTTACCATGACTTACGAGAAGGGCAGATCGAGGCGTCAATAGCTGCAACCTCCCGGCGCTGGGCTACTCGGTCTGTCCTGCACACGCTTTTTGCCTACCCCTTCAAGCAAGTCGGGGCGCACCGTCTTCTGGTGCAGTGCAGTGAGGCCAACGAAAAGGCAATGAAAATGA